TATGTTTAATAACCACCAGGACCTTGCCTCATGGCAAAAAAATATAGTGTAGTAAAATCAGTGTTAGTAAGTAATTGAACGCTCTGAAAGATCTAACGGCACAATGGGAATAATAAAAACAAAATACGGTTATTGTTATAGTAAAGACACACGATTCTACGAATATGAAGATTTTGAGGATTGTGAGTTAAAGATTGAGGATAGCAAAAGATTAAAAAATCTTTATCCTTATCTGATCTCTACTGAAAATCTTATTAAGTCTCAACATTCAGCCCAAAATGGCAAAAAACAAACGAATGAATTAAAGAGATTTAATGATAACATAGTTGAGAACATGCAAAATCTCTATAACTCACTTGCAGATGAAAGCTATCAGCCAGGAGGCTACCGTATTAAAATTGTTTCTGAACCAAAAGAAAGGGAAATAATGATTGCACCTTTTTATCCGGACAGAATCGTTCACCATTGCATCATCAATGTAATGAAAAATACATGGACAAAAATATTTATTGATAAAACGTATGCTTGTATTAAAGGACGTGGAATACATAAATGTGTAGATGATGTAAACAAGACATTAAAAAATGATTTCAGGGGTACAAAGTATTGTTTGAAAATGGACGTGAAAAAGTTCTATGATAACATAGATCATGCATGTTTAAAAAAAATAATACGTTACCGAATAGCTGATCAACAATTATTAAGACTGTTAGATAAAATAATTAATAGTAACGGACATGAGAAAGGTTTGCCAATTGGCAATTATACAAGTCAGTATCTTGCAAATTTATATTTGGCTTATTTTGATCATTGGGTAAAAGAAGATTTGGGTGTAAAATACTATTTCCGGTACATGGATGATATGGTGATATTGCATCATGATAAGGTACAGTTGCATTATTACCTTGATATGATCGGTTTGTATTTAGGGGCTGAATTGAAATTAACCATCAAAAAAGACTGGCAAATCTTTAATGTAGATGAAAGAAGTATTGACTTTGTAGGATTCAAACAGAATCATTATAACATTCTGTTAAGGAAAAGTATTCTAAAACGGTTCTACAAAAAGTATGTTAGAGTTAAAAAGAAAAATAATATCAGAGATTTAGATACATTTAAAGTGTTGTTCCCATCTGAGTATGGATGGATTATAAAATGTTCTGAACCTCACAAAAATTACATATTAAATAATTGTATTAACAATGAAAAAAGAAAACAACTTATCGTTGGGGCTTCTCTCAGAGAAACGTCCTGATACATTTCATGATCTGAATAATGGTCGTGGATCATTCCTTTACAATCACAACATTTATCAAGTATCTGTTCTAAAAGATGAACAGGGGGGGATCACGGTAATTGCTGATAAGATAGATTCTGATAAAATGTATCGTTATGATTCACTCAGATGTGATTTCGCAAAAAACGCAGATAACATCTTTGCTGAATTATTAGCATCACATTATCCTCTTGAAAAAGAATCCAAACTTCTCAATGAGTTTAATAGTGCAGAACTTGGACTCATTCCAGATGAATTTAGAGAGCCGTATAAAGCCTTTTTACTTCATAGAATTAACCTCCGAGATATGGTGATGGGGGATTGTGCAATCAATAATGTACCGCTTGACAATGAGTAATATAATTGATTTTGATGAAAGCCTTAATCATAATGATGAGTATGATGAGCGTTTCGATTGCGATTATACAAGCATTGATGAGGTAATCAACAAAGTAGAAGTTTTCACAGGTGCAAAAGAGTTAGAAACTGAGAATGGTATTAGAACCCTCATCTCGTATGGTGAGGGGTCAAGCCGTTCAGCTTTCTTTACAAGTAGCAAAAAATTAAGTGATGTAGTGACAAATGACAAAGCAAAGTTCCCATTCAGAGCCATTGTAAAAGTTGTACAATATGGATTAAATACCGGGTTCGTTTTTAGAAGCCCTAAATCAAAAGTAACAGATGTTGATGTAGAAAACTTTGATCGTTACAAAAAGAGTAAACATCGCAGAAACAGATAATTATTTGTTATTTTTTTTAAATAAGAACGTGTTTATTGAACACACTTTGTTATCTTTGTATTGTTCGAAATTTACAAAAAAGAAAACATCATGATAAATTCATTTTGGGATAAACTTGAAGAAATTATTAAAATATCGTGGCTGATACTGCTAAGTATATTCACACCTATTAGAGTTCCAATCATTGTTATGATGTTTTTTTTCACCTTAAATTTTTTCATAGGTTTTAAAAATGATCAATTCGTACATGGCAGAGATTTTTCTTTAAAGAAAGCTATTGGTGGTTGCATGTTGTTCGGATTATTTTTTGCGCTTGTTTTTATCGTAAACATGTCTCTGTCACTTTATAACGAAATAGATTTGGCAGAGACAGCCTCTAAGTTCTTAAGTTGGATATTTTGCTACTGGTATTTGGTCAATATTGTAAGAAATTCAATTGAGATATTTCCGGAAAGCAGATCATTAAAATTTATTTATTCGCTTTTGACAGTTCAGATTTTAGACATGATGTTGGCTCGATTTGGACTTAGAAAGCCTGATGATTTTGATCATGATAGCAAAGAAAAAGAAAAGGTGGATTGATGCACTCTTTTACATTATACTAACAATGTTAGTCGGATCCCTTCTCTATAACCATTATTTAATATTGGTCGATCAGGGTAAAGCTGAAAGCATAGAGTATTTAAAAAAAAGGGTTATACAAGAAATGGCTTCAAAGTACGATTCAATCAATCACAGAGATTCCATCATTTGGGAATTGAAAGATTCCATCAATATACTTACACCTGAAATTACTGAATAATGGCTGATTTCCTTATAGCATATAACAGAACGAAACCCTTTGAGGGTGGATATGTGAATGATCCGGACGATTTAGGTGGTGAAACGTATAAAGGTATTGCAAGAAAAGCAAATCCAAAATGGGAGGGTTGGGAAATAGTTGATTTTCATAAAACATTACCAAATTTTCCTCGTAACCTTGAAACCAACCAAAAGCTACAAAATATGATACCCGGATTCTATAAAAAACATTACTGGAATCCTTTTTGGGGTGATAAAATAAAAAGTCAGCAAATAGCAAATGAAATTTATGATCAGTGTGTGAATTTAGGGGTAAATAGAGCCTTAAAGATTGCACAAAGATCAGCAGGTCATAGAGAGACTGGCAAAATGAGTGAGGAATTACTCGCATATCAAAACAGTTTAGCATGAAACATTTTTTCATTATTATATTAACGATCCTGATTCTATCTACATGTAAGACTATTGACAATGAATGTAGAAAAGAAAATGAGATGCTTAAGCAAGAAATAATTGCTTTAAGAGACAGTGTGAATAGCATTAAATTGATCCCGGATACTATATTTATAACCAAGATCGACACTGTTACAGTTGATACCGAAACTGGTTATAAGGCAAAATTGCAAATTGAACGGATCAAACACTATGTGAATATTTCGGAGGCTCGACCGATGAACAAGAAATATTTCTTTGGATGGGTTAAAAGAACAGTTTCAGAGTAATAATTGACAGCATGGAAACGATCAGCAAATATAAAGGCTATATAACAACTGCAATAATATGTTTAGTGGTTGGTTTCTTTATCGGTAGGGGAAACAAGATCGTTAAAGAGTATCACACGATCGAATATAGACAATCAGATCCTGTTAAAATTGATGTTCCTTATCCTTTTCCGGTAAAAGAAACTCATACTATTATAAACGAAAAACTGGTACCCGGTGAAAAAGTTATTGTTCCGGGTGAGACAATCAGAGATACCGTTTTCATTATTGATACAGTAGGGGTAGTAAATGATTATATGATGGAAAGATCCTACTCACATACTTTTTTCAATAACAAGGAACAGGGAAAGCTGACAGTTAACTCAGTTGTGCAATACAACAAACAAAAAAACATAGGAATAGACTATCAGCCAGTTACAAAAGTTGAAACAATAAAGCAGATAATAGAGCCTACATGGACACCATTTTTAAGTGGGGGGTATGATACCAACGGATCTGTTATTTTAGGAGGTGGAATATTTTATCATGATATTGGATTTGAGTATGGTTTTAACCAAAACCTTAACTTTGATAATAACTCGCATCAATTCAAGATAAAGTATAAATTCTGATTTTCGGGTTTTATGTTTGTGTTTTTATGTGTTTATGAATTGTAAATTTAATTTTATTTGTTAATCAACCCACACCGTTTGTGAAAATAGTGTGGGTTACTTTTTTTGTTTATATTTGTCTTAAGAATTGCGGTAAAAAATCATGTTTTGATCCGCTTTTCTACAAAATTTCTATAATAATATCAAAGTATAGCATAAGTAATTGAAACAGAGGCTTAACATAGAAGTTTCCTAAACTTTAGATCCGGGTTCGATTCCCGGCCGTGCTACTTTGAATTAAGCTGCAATCGATGATT